GAGACAGCCAACCCCGCCGCCGCGTCCTCACCCATCGCGAAATGGATGAACAGGTACCGGTTCAGCTTCTGGATCCGAACCCACGACACCCCGTCAGCGATCATCTCGTCGAGGGTGGAGCCCATGACGTCCCGCATCAGGTCACGTTCCTGGTCGTCGTCCAGCTCCAGGGCAGCGGCCTCCTCACCAATGTCGCCACCCAACCTCGCCTTGACTGCGAGGTTGGCCAGGGACGCCAGGAACAGCCCGGTCTTGGCGTCCGGGGAGTCGAAGATGTACGTGAAGCCTTCCGGATGCTTCACCGACCGGATGCCGGGTATCTCAACGGAGTCGTCGTCGAGGTACCCGGACAGATCTAGTCTGGCCATCAGACGGCCTCGTAGGTCGCGTCGAAGATGTCCGGCTTGCACGGGTAGAACTCACCCTGAACGCCTCGGATGATCCAGTCGCCGGGGCTCGCGGTCATCTCACCCTCAAGGGTCGGGATGTGCAGGACGTCCTTCCTCGCGTCGAACGAGTCGGTATCCGACCTGAACGACTGGTGGTGTTCGGCCAGCCACTTGGCGACAGCGACGGTCTGGCCGTCGAGTTGCATGGCTTCGATGACGACGGGCTTCTTGCGGAACTTGATGGGCATGACTTTCTCCTTTGGCTGTCGGCTGTGTGGCTGTTGAAGCGACGCGGACGACCACAGCCGAGACCGCCCGCGCCACGACTGGCTATCAGACGTAGGTGTAGTTCGGGCCGGTGGTGGACGGGCCGGTGCCGTTGGTCACGACAATGGCCACAGCCCCGGCGGCGTGAGCAGGTGCGACCGCGACGATCGTGTCGTCGTCGACAACGCTCCAGCTGGTCGCGCTGGTCGTGGCGAACTTCACACCAGTGACCGCGAGCGTCCCGGTGAACCCGGAGCCGTGGACGGTCACCAGGGTCCCGCCGGCAGCCGGGCCGGTGATCGGGGTGAACGAGTAGATCACAGGCACGCTTGCGACAGTGTCAGGGTGGGTGATGAGGGTGCGCCGGCCCTGACCGATGAGCTTCACAGACACGGCATCGGTGTCCGACATGGCCCCACCATCGGGGGACCACTCGACACCGGCAGTGCCCTGGTACGCCTCGACGCGGGGGCCTCCGGGCTCCATCTCGTAGAACCGGACCTCGACGGAGTTCAGCAGCCCGAGCTCCTCCGCGCGCAGGCGCAGCGCCTCCTGGCCGGGGTCGTAGGTGGTGGGGTCGGAGGCCGTCGACTTGCGCTCGACCTTGAGGTCAGCACCCCACGCGCGAGCGGTGGCCGTGGACGACATGTCGCCTTCGGAGTCGAAGTCGGAGGTGTCCTTCCACGTCGGGGCAAGGTTCGGCTTGAAGTTCGTCACACCGAACACACCGGTCCACTCGGGGGCGTCCGTGGTGCCGGTGTTGACGTCGAGGTACCACTTGCGGACGGTGGTTGCCGCACCGAGCTGGACCTTCGTTGTTGCAGGGGACATGATGTTTCTCCTTCAGAGCGGGTGTTGCAGGAACGTGCCGGTTAGGTGCGGTTTTGCGAAGGCCTGTGCACGGTGGCGTAGTAGTTGCTCGAGCGGCCCCAACGGTTGTTGGCGTCCTGGCCCATGGAGGTCCCGGAGCGGCGGAACATGTTCACGATGTGGATGCCGCCGGTCAGGTCCACGCCTTCGAGGCCGTGCAGGGCGTCGAAGATGGACCCGTCGAGGTCTTTGACGGGTCTCGGGTCTTGGCCGCCCCACCGGGTGCGGACCTGCACGCCGATCACAGAGTCGGACAGGGTCGGGTCGTCGGAGACGACGTAGTCGGTCAGGGTGATGACCCGGTCCGGTGACTGCGGGACGGTGTCGAACACGATCCCCGTCTCAGCAGCCGTGTAGACGCCGGTGTCGCGCCACGTCCCGAGGTTCGCGGTGGCCAGGAGCTGGGCGATGCCGGTGAGCAACTGCACTTCGAAGCCGGACATGGCACCTCCCTGTTAGGTGAGCAGACGAGCGCCTTTTTTCATGTTGCAGAGGGCATGGCTTGGGCGGACGTTACCGGCGATGTGCGGCCCACCCTTGGAAATTGGGATCACGTGGTCGAAATGCAAGTCGGCCATCGACTCGATCACGCCCGTACAGATGTGACACACCATGCCGTCACGTTCGAGGATCTGGGCGAGGTCGACGGGACCGTTCTGGGTTCCGGCTTTGCGTGCGCGGCGGCGGCCTTGGCTGGCGTTCTGGAGTTCGGCCCGTCGTTGCGGGTTGGCGGCTTTCCATTCACGCGTCCGGGCTTTAACTGCCTCACTGTTGGCTTGATACCAAGCCGCTGCGAGGATGGCTTGCGCTCCAGGGTGAGCCTCACGCCAAGCTTTCGACTTGGCCGCATCTGGGTGAGTCTCACGCCACACTTTTGTGCGTGCTGCGATCTTGTCACGATTCTTCGTCGTGTAGATCTTCTGGCTTGCAAGGGCTTGCTCGCGGTTCTGGCCGTAGTAGACCTTCTGCTGTGCCAGCAACTTCTCGCGGTTCCGCCGGTAGTAGTCCCGGCAGCGGTGCACCCCACACATTCCGCCTGAGTCGTGCTTCCGTTCGCAGCCTTCGATGGAGCACTTGAGGATCTGTCTCTCTGGCAGTTCGGTGGAACCGTACGTCTTCATCCGCCGCAAGTGCAGGTCGCACAACCCATGTCCCACGTGCTTCCGGTCACAACCATCGACGGAGCAGATACGATTGGCCACAGCGGGCCACCTCTCAGATAGGTGATTCCGTTAGGCCCCGGTTATCAGCCGGGGCCGCTTTACTGCCCTCATTCTACCCGGTTTCGATCCCCGATCACGTCCCCAACACGGTCCGGATGACTTCGCCTGTCTTGTCGATCGCGTCGGAACCCTTTTCCAACATTGCCATCTCCAAGAACTTCGCAGACCCACCAGTGGGGTGTTTGAACTCCATGTTTTCGTGGATGTAACGCGCGTAAACCGAGGAGTATCTGATGGCAACGGCTTTCGTCCCGGCCGCGCCTTTGTTGACCGAGCCCGAGGCTGCGAGGTCGCCGGATTCCTTGGGTACCACCTCGTTTGAGCGGTCGAGGATGACCTGCGCGCCTTCGGCAAGGGCATCCTCGACGTTGGCGCGGACCTTGGCCAGGATGCCCTCAAGGTTGAGGCCCATCAGGTCAGGTCCACTTCGATGTGGTCCGGCAGCCCCAGCGAGCCACCATCACGGCGACGCATCGTCGATACCAGAGCGACACGGCCGTTGACCGTGACCCGAGAATCGGGGACGAACTTGTCGGCGTCGACCAGCGCGGCGTAGAAGATGGACTTCTGCTCGAGCTGCTCACTCGTGCCCGTGCGGACCAACACAACGCCGTCATCGAGGAAGCCCTTGACGTCGACTGGGGCTGCGTAGGTGTCACCGTAGGACCCAGTGCCTGCGAAGGTCTCCACGGTCGCCGTGTGGACCCAGAACACCGAGATGGCGCTCATTGCCGGCCCTGGTCCTCAGCGAGCGGGACACCTTCCAGCCAGGTGACGTTCTGATCCCAAGGCATGAGGCCCTGGCCGGCGTCGGCAGGTGTCGGGTCAATCGAGAACGCGCCACCACGGCCCGCCAGAAGACGCAACGTGCGCTGGTCAGAGCGAGACAGGTACAGCCCGCCGACGCCCATGCTGGCACCGGGGGCGCCGTAGCCGATATGCCCGGTGCCGATCGCCACATTGTTGGCGGACGTGACGTTACTGAACGCCCTCGCCGCCACAGCCAGAAGTGTGCCCAGGGCTGTGACCCCGAGCGGGGACCAGACGGTCTCGCACAGGTCTTGTGCGAGCTGCAGGACCAGGGTGGCCCGGACCGTGTCGATGTTCGGGTCGCCCAGGTACGTGCCGAGGTCGGAAGCAATAGCGATTGGTGTGCTCATGTGCTCGTCTCCCTCGACACGTACCGGATGGGGTCAGGAACTACGGTCAGCTACCGGCCGCGTGGGTGTACGCCACGAAGGCGTTCGGGGTGCCGACCACGAAGCCGTAGTACGCCTCCACGAGCAGCAGAACGAGGTTCTCCTGGAACGCGGAGTGCCACGTGGTGCCATCGAAGTAGTTGGCCTCGTTGGACACCTTCACGCTGATGTCCATGCCGACGCCGTAGGCGCACTGGCTGAAGTCGCCACCGATGGCGCGCAAGCCCTGGTCGATGACCGGAGACTGCGTGACCGTCGCGCGGCTCGTGGCGGCGGTGCCACCAGTCAGGAGCCTCTGGTCGATGCTGACCGGAGCGGCCGCGCCGGAGAACGTGAAGGTGAATGGACCACCAGCGCCACCAGTCACGACGCAACCAGCGGCCACCGAACCCGGCAGGAGCTGGACAGCGGTCGTGACAGCAGCAGCCGTGGCACCGAATGCGATCCCGGCCGTGGTCTGCCCACCGATGGTGACAGCGAACGTGCCACCAGTCGGAGTGCCGACGAGGGTGGCAATCTGCACCGCGTCGCCGCTGCGGTAGTACCGACCGGACACGCCGCTGTTGAAGTACGCCGGGTAGCCGATCAGCGCGCCAGCGTTGACGCCAGCGTTGGCGTTGTACGCGTCGGAGACGAAGAACGGGCGCCCGTTGGCGTCCACGGACATGGCAGCCTCAGGGCGAAGGAGCGGGTCACACGCGAAGCCCGAGAACTCCATGCCGGGGATGGCCGCGACCTTGGCAACACCAGTCCACAGGTCGGTGTAGACGCCACCAGCGTTGGCTGCCGTTGCGCCGATGACCTGCGTGTTCGGGGTGTTCTTGAGGAAGTCAGCGAACGGGCCAGCGGCGCCGGTCTTGAGGTCGAGGCCGTGAATCGCGGCGTAGTCGAACGCGCGGCTGATCGCGGACGGCAGGTCCTGCGACAGCTGGTCGTAGAGACCGGCCGCGTTGGACATGACGACTTCCTGGCTGACCGGGACCAGAAGGGCAACCTTCTTGCCAGTCATGACCTTGACGCCGACACCGCCCTGGGCGACAGGCTTGACGCCGCCCTCAGAGACCCACCCTGCGGTGGGGATGTCCATGGGGACAGGGATCGCGGTGTTGGCCGAGACGGACAGCGGGACCTTGCGGGCCAGCTGCATGACGGCCGAGGTCTCGGA